ATGACCCATGCTCCGATGCCGCAAAGGCTTACCGCGGTTGGCACGCTCGAACGCCCCCTTCACGCGCACCTTCCCCAGAATGCAAGCTGCTTCTTCTGGGGTGAATACACACCCTACGAGCATACGGGCGGGCAAAATTGGGACTTCTCAGCCACGAACCAGCTCATAAGCAATCTCAAAAAGAAGATGGACCGCCAAGGCCAATACGACTGGCGCTATAAGACAGGGGCTATCCAACAGGTTGCTGCGGCCTTCGCCCAGTTCTGGCAATGGGGTAGTCTCAATGCGCAGTACCGCGTCTGTTTGGTTCCCGTTCCGCCATCGAAGGCGCGAACCGACCCTATGTACGATCCGCGGATGATGGATATTTTGCGTGGGATTGAGCAGAGATCCGGCATCGCGCTCGACATCCGCGATTGTTTGTCGTTCAGCGGCGCCAATACCGCTAGCCATCTGCAGCAGGTGCGGCCGACGCCCGAGGATCTCTACCAAGATCTCGTATTCGACTCGACGATTGGCCGACCGGCCCACCAACCAGGCGTGATCTTTCTGTTCGACGACATGCTGACGACCGGCGCTCATTACGTCGCAGCCAGCCGCAAGCTCGGTGAATATTTTCCGAACGTTCAGGTGGTCGGCAATTTTGTGGCCCGACGGATTATTCCGTCGCCATTTGCCGACCTGCAAACGTAATCCCCGCCCCCACACGGTCCGTCAAAGCTGACAGGGGGGCACGTCCATAGCCCGTGCTACAGCCACCTCAAATTTCGTCTGAGGAGTCCACGCATGGGATGCGCCCAGGGATTGACGATTCGCGCTGGCGTGACCGCATAACGACTGCGTGAATCCGCACCGTGGCGCATGAAAACGCACGATTTCCGGGCACCCCGAAACGCCCGGAATCCCGCGCCACAAGGGCCGCCGAGCCGGACGGCCCGGTGCACTAAAACCACCCACCCAAGCAAAGCCCGCAGGCGGGGAGGGGACCGCGCAGCGGCGGCCGCAGCGCGGGTCGGCATCCCCTCCCCCCATCCCCGGGATGCCCGCCACGGCCACACGACAGCCTCCACGCGCCCTTCGCAGCAAGGCGTCCGACCCTGAACCACCCCGCGCCGGCCAACCGGTTGTAGCGCCTCTATTCGCGCCGGCGCCAGACGCAAAAAAGGCCGCGCCCGGTAGCCCGGTGCGCGGCCCTGCCGCATGACTTCGAATCGCCGCGTGCGCTACGCGGCCGCCGGCGCCGGCGGAATCTCGTAATCGTCGAACACCACGACCTCTTCGCCGAGCCAGTCGTTCAGCTCGGCGAAGCGGGCCTGCAGCGGCTTGATTTCGTTCCGGCCGAACACACGCGCGGCCGTGTCCGGCGTGCCGAACCCGCCCGAGTTGCTCGGCACGATGCCGAGCAGTTGCGGCGGCACGCGATGCGCGGCGAGCAGGTCGTCGCGCGTCACGTTCTTGATGTTGAAGAACTCGTCCTTCGCCGCGACCTCGGACACCGGAATGAGCTGGATGCCGTCCTTCTTCCCGCCCGGCGCGTACATGAACACGTTGCGGAAATTGCCCGGCCCCTTCGCGTTCTTCAACGCCGTGCGCATGTTGTCAACATCCTCCTGTTTCTGTGCCGCATCGGTCATGTAGAGGATGAAACCGGCATGGCTGCCGTTTTCGTAATACTTCCGCCGGAACAGCGTCGACGACTCGTTCAGCCAGGCCGAGTGAAGCGAGCTGAGATATTCGGGCAGGCCGTACACCTCCTGGTTGATGTCCGGTCGCATGAGCTGGAACACGCTGCCCGGCTCGAACTCGTGCTTGTCCTGCCAGCCGCTCACGTACACGAAGCCGCTGAAATCTGCCTTGCGCCGTGTGTATTTCGCCAGGGCGGGTTCGAGCCGCAGCGTGTCGCCGAGCTGATTGCGGCGGCGTTCCAGGTAGCCGTTGCCGAACGTCAGGAAGTCGAGCGCCCATCGCTCGAACGCATGCCGCGACAGCCACCTATGCGGCCGGAACGTCGACGCCAGCACGTTCGCCTTGAAGTACAGCGCGGAGCTGTGGTGCGTGCTCGCGCGGAACGACTTCGCCAGGCCGGCAAAGCTGACGGGCGGCTCGAACCAATCGCCGTTCGACCAGCATTCGACGTAATCGAGAATCTCGGCCCGGTTCATGACGGGCGTGGGATCGTCGAAGGTGAAGACCTCGGCGCGCGCCGGCGCTGCGCCGGCGGCACCCGAATCCGGCGCGGCCGCGAACGTGCGCGGCGCGCGCGATCGGCGCTTGCTCATGAATAGAACTCCGTGAAAGATGAAGAATTGATATCGCCGCCGGCGAGCGGCTCGCGGTCGATCGCGTGCAGACAGGCCCACGCCAGGTCGGCGTGGCCCGTCTCTTCGTTGCGGTCCGCGGTGTATGTTGCGTGGCGGCCGCTCGCCGTCATGGTCTGTTTGATTCCCATGAACGCCGCGGCCAGGTCGGTCCATCCTGCGTCGAATTGCAGGCGTCCGTTGCGGATGACGGATTGCCCCTTCAACACGAGGCGGGTTTTCACCTCGGGCGAGTAGTTCAACGCGACGGCTGCCGGGTAAAACTTGCGCACGAGCTGATAGACGCCCTGCCCCATGCCCGTCGTGTCGATCGCGATATAGCCGACGTTGTAGCGCTGCGTGATCTGCTCGATCGCCGCGGCCTGTTCCTCGAAGTCGTTGCCGCGGAACTGGTGACGTTCGAGCACGCGGAACGTCCCACCCTCCACACGCGGCGGCGCCACGACGACGAGACCGGCCGAATCGCCGGTCAGTGCCGGATCGTAGCCAACCCACACCTCACGATAGCCGAATGGGCGCAGCAGCAGCGGCGAGAAGTCGTCGGCCCATTCCTCCCATGAGTCGACCATGCAGCGCTGCAGCTCGGCCAGCTTGAACACCGACACCGAATCGTCGATGAACTGGCACATCAGCAGGTTCGCGAAAGCCTCGGCGCTGTACCGGCGCCGCAGCCTCTCCAGGTCGAACAAGTCGCAGCCGCCCTCGATCGCATCGAGTACGGTAACGATCTGACGCCACTGCTCGTCCGCGCCCAGCATGCCGCGCACGAGCGCTTCGTGGCTCGTGTCGATCTGGATACGATCGCCAGGCGCGCGCCCGCGATTCGCATCGGCGCCGCTCCAGAACGCGTAGGCTTCATGGGTCGTACTCGACGGTGTACTGAAGTAGGTCAGCCGCCAACGTTTGTGCATCGCCATGCCCGACGCAACGGTATTCAGCTCGCGGAACTTCGGCACCCAGAAATATTCGTCGAAATACAGGTTGCCGTGATACGACTGCGCGGTGCGCGAGTTCGTCCCCAGGAAGTACAGCGTCGCGCCGTTCGGCAGAATGATCGGATCGCCCGTCAGTTCCACGTCGGCCACGTCACGCGCGAACTGCACGATGTACTGTTTGAAGACGTGCGCCTGTGCCTTGCTGGCCGACAGAAAAATCTGGTTGCGACCGGTATCGAGCGCGTCGACGAATGCCTCGCGGGCGAAATACCAGGTCGCGCCGATCTGGCGTGACTTCAGGATATTGCGCGTCTGCTGATCGCCGTTGCGATACCAGACCTTCTGATAGTCGAACAACGATTCGCGGAACGCCTTCACGATCCGCTCTTCCTGTTCCGCGCTGATTTCGTTGCGCGGCGGCTTACGCTTCGGTCCCGCATTGCGCGCGGCGATGTTCGGGTTCAGGTCGCCCTCCTTCCCCGTTTCCCCGTATTTCTCCACGCGTGCGAGCCGCTCGATCTGCCGGCCGAGCAGGTCGATTTCCTTGTAGTCCGCGCCGTCCTTCTTGTCCTTCGCGATCAGGACCATCAAGCGGGTTTCGGCGGCCGCCTCGATGCGTTCGATCGGTGTCGCCTCCTTCCATTTGTCACGACGGCACCACGACGCCACGGTCGCCGGCTTCAGTTCGAGATGCCGCGCGATCGACGAGATGCGCCAGCCTTGCCAGTAGAGCGAGCGCGCGATCTGTCGCACGTTCGTTTCGCGTTGAATTGAGTCTGTCGTTTCGAGCATGCGGCAAGCGTAGGGCGACGCGCGCGCGCGATCACGCGGAGCACTGCGTACCCATGCGGGCAACACACGCCGTTCGTTGAGCCGTGACGCGTGAAGGTCGAACATGAGAACCACGCTCACTCAACCACGGTTCGACCTCAATCCATGGCAACCAACAAGACGAAATTTTTCCGCGTCGCGGTCGAAGGTGCGACCGTCGACGGTCGCGAAATCAAGCGTGAATGGCTCACGCAGATGGCGAAGAACTACAACCGCGAACTGTACGGCGCACGCCTGAACATCGAACACCTGAAGGGATGGGCGCCGCTCTCGGCGACGAACCCGTTCGGCGCGTACGGCGACGTGATCGCACTGAAGGCAACCGAGATCGAAGACGGTCCGCTGAAAGGGAAGATGGCGCTGTATGCGCAAATCGACCCGACCGACGATCTGGTCACGCTGTCGAAGAAACGACAGAAGATTTTCACCTCGATCGAAGTCAACCCGGACTTCGCGGACATCGGCGAAGCGTATCTGGTCGGCCTGGCCGCAACCGACGATCCGGCGAGCCTCGGCACGGAAGCGTTGCAATTCGCCGCACGCCGCTCGAACAACCTGTTCTCGGCTGCGTGCGAAACGTCGATCGAATTCGAAGGCGAGCCGAAGACGAACAGTTTGCTGGCTGCCGTGAAGGATCTGTTTTCACGCACGAAAGCCGACGACGACCAGCGCCATGCTGATGTGCGCCGCGCGGTCGAAGAAGTCGCCGGCTTCGCCAGCCAACAAGGCCGCGAAGTCGCCGCGCTGCGCGTCGACCTCGAAGCCGCGCAGAAGCGTGCCGACGAAGCGTTTGCCGCCGTCGAAGCACTGACCGCCAAACTGTCCGCCACCGACAACGGTGCGCCTCGGCGCCAGCCGTCGACCGGCTCGACCGGCGAGCTCGTGACCGACTGCTGACCCGTCCACGCCCACACCCCGGAGAACCCACCTCATGAAGAAGGAAACGCGCCTGGCGTATCGGAAGTACGCCGCGCAAATCGCAAAGCTCAACGACACCGACGACGTGTCGCACAAGTTTGCTGTCGAACCGTCCGTCCAGCAGACGCTCGAAACCAAAATCCAGGAATCGAGTGCGTTCCTGAAGAGCATCAACATCCTGCCGGTGACCGAGCTGGAAGGCGAAAAGCTCGGCCTGTCCGTGTCCGGTCCGATTGCGAGCCGCACCGACACCACGAAAACTGCGCGCCAGCCGGTCGACCCGACCGCACTCGACAGCAACCGCTACCGCTGCGAGAAGACCGACTACGATACGGCCATCCCGTACCGCAAGCTCGACGCCTGGGCGAAGTTCCCCGACTTCCAGCAGCGCATCCGCGACGTGATCGTGAACCAGGCCGCGCTCGATCGGATCATGATCGGCTGGAACGGCGTGCACGCGGCAGCGGATACCGACAAGGCTGCGAACCCACTGTTGCAGGACGTGAACATCGGCTGGCTGCAACAGTATCGCGAGCGCGCGGCGCAGCGCGTGCTGCACGAAGGCACGAAACAAGCCGGCAAGGTGCTCGTCGGTAAGGCCGGCGACTACGAGAACATCGACGCACTCGTGATGGACATCGTGTCATCAATGATCGATCCGTGGTTCCAGGAAGACACGGGCCTCGTCGTGATCTGCGGCCGCGAGCTGCTGCACGACAAGTACTTCCCGATCGTCAATGCGACTCAGGCACCGACCGAGCGCCTCGCGGCCGACCTGATCGTCAGCCAGAAGCGCATCGGCAACCTGCCGGCCGTGCGTGTGCCGTTCTTCCCGAAGCGCGCACTGATGGTGACGAAGCTGTCGAACCTGTCGATCTACTACCAGGAAGGCGCACGCCGGCGCACGTTGAAGGAAGTGCCGGAGCGGGACCGCATCGAGAACTACGAATCGTCGAACGACGCGTATGTCGTCGAAGACTTCGGGTGCGGCTGCGTCGCGGAAAACATCGAGCTGGTGGCGGCATGACGATCAACACGCCCGCTCGCGCGCACTTCGCGCGTGTGTCGGCCGCCCGCGCGGCGGCCGCGACGGCGCCCGGTCAGACGATGGCCGGCGCGACGCCCTACGAGCTGATGCTCGCGAAGCTCGCGGCCGACCGCCGCGCCCTGAAGGGCGTGCAGTCGGTCGCCCGTAAGGTCGAGCTGAAGCGGAAGTTGCTGCCGGAGTATGCCGACTACGTGGCGGGCGTGTTGAACGGCGGCCGCGGCGCCCAGGACGACGTACTCGTGACGATCATGGTCTGGCGCATCGACGCCGGCGACTACGACGGTGCGCTCGCGATCGCCGCGTACGCGCTCACGCACGGCCTCGCGCTACCCGACCAGTTCGAACGGTCGCTCGCGTCCGTCGTCGCCGAGCAGTTCGCCGATGCCGCGCTGGCCGCGTTCCTGGAGCGAAGCACGTTCGACGCAGCCAGCCTGGAGCTGGTCGACGAGCTGACGGCCGACGCGGACATGCACGACCAGGTGCGCGCGAAGCTCTGCAAGGCGCTCGGCTATGCCGTACAGGAAGCCGATCCGCCGCGCGCCCTCGACTATCTGCGCCGCGCGCTATCGTTGAACGACCGCGTCGGCGTCAAAAAAGACATCGATCGGCTCTCGAAGCTGATCGAAGCCACGGGCCGTCAGGGCGACGGCACCGAAGGCACGTAAAGAGCCCACCCCGGCATGGCGGCACCGGCGCCCAGGCCCAACGCCTGACGGTAACGGACCTTGTGCGCCGGTCCACCGCCATCAATCCCGAATTCACCATGAACAGTTTCGTTGCCACTGCTGCGCCCGCCGTCGCCTCGTCGCCGATCGACGGCACGCTGACGAACGACGGATTCTTTCCGGACATCGACCTGTCAGCGCTGCGCGACGCGATGCGCCTGGACGGCACCGTGACGCGCGAACGGCTGGCCCATGCCGCGCGCGACGCGATGCTGACCGTCAACGACGAGCTGCGCGCGTGGTGCGCCCGACAGCGGGCAGCCGGCGCCGCGTCGCTCGCTGACGTGCCGGCCGAGTGCGTCGACGGTGAGTCCGTGCTCGCGTACCGCTACCGGCGCGCCGTCTATCACTTGGCGCACGCAGACGTGACCGAGAAATACCGCGGCTTCGATTCGACGAAGAGCGGCGGCCAGGTGGCGACCGAGCTGGCCGTGACCGCTGACGAGTCGCGCCGCAACGCGCGATGGGCAATCAGCGACATCCTCGGCGTCGCGCGCTCGACCGTCGAGCTGATCTGATGAAGGTCGCCGCGCTTCAGGGTGAAACACTCGACGCCCTTTGCTGGCGCTACTACGCCAGCACGGCCGGCACGGTGGAAGCGGTCCTGGAAGCCAACCCCGGCCTGGCCGAGCTGGGCGTCGTGTTGCCGATGGGAACCGTCGTCGACATGCCCGAGCTGAACACGATCGAGCAGACGAAACCCCTCCTGCAACTGTTTGATTGACCTGGAATTGTCCGAATGGCTGAACCGAACACCACTACCGCTGCGGCGCTGGCCGCCGCGATCGGCCTGGCCGGCATCGCGCCGGGAATCGACGGCGACGCACTGATCGGCGCATTCGCCGGCGCGGCGCTCGTCGTCGTCACCTCGAAAGACCTCAGCATCGGCCGCCGCGCCGCGTACATGCTCATCTCGCTCGTCATGGGCTATCTGGCCGCGCCGGAAATCACGCACATCGTGCCGGTTCGCTCGTCGGGCGTCGCCGCTTTCTTCGCCGCCGCCCTCGTCATCACCGTCACGCTGACGCTGATGGAGCGCGTGAAGGACATCGACTTCGGCGCGCTGATCCGCAGGGGGAAATGACATGCACCTGTCGTTTGCCCTGGTCGCGCTCGCCGCGCACGTCGCCGTCATCCTGCGCGTGCTGACCTACCGCAAGAACGGCGCGCGGCACCGATCCCACGTCGCCTGGACCGCCTGGCTGATCGTCGCGATTTCAGGCGGCTCGGCGATCGAGCTGCTCATTCACCCGAAGCCGGTCGGCTTCTTCCAAGCCGTGCAGGCCGTGTTGTTGGCCCTGTTTGTCTACCTCGCGCGCGGCAATGTCGCGCGCCTTCTCCGGAGCAACGAAGCATGAATACCCTTCGTTTCAACAGTCGCGGCGCCGAAGTCGGCGTGCTGCAGCAACGGCTCGTGCGCGCCGGCTATCCGATCGACGTCACGCATCTCTATGACGAAGCGACGGAGCAGGCCGTGAAGGCGTTGCAGGCAGCGGCCGGAATCGTCGTCGACGGAATCGCCGGCCCGAACACCTATGCCGTGTTGTCGGCCGGCCAGCGCGACCGCAAGCACTTGACCGAAGCGGACATCGCCCGCGCCGCAGACAAGCTCGGTGTCTCGCCGGCATGCGTCCGCGCCGTCAACGAAGTCGAGTCACGCGGCTCGGGCTTTCTGGCGGACGGCCGGCCCGTGATTCTCTTCGAGCGGCACGTGATGTACAACCGCCTCGTCGCGGCGAAGCGTGCCGTCGACGCAGCGAGCGCAGCGCAGCGCTTTCCGAACGTCGTCAGCGCGAAGCCGGGCGGATACCAGGGCGGCGCAGCCGAATATGTGCGACTCGACACCGCCGCGCGCATCGATGCGGCAATCGCGTACGAATCGGCGAGCTGGGGCGCATTTCAGGTGATGGGCTATCACTGGGAACGCCTGGGCTACTCGAGCATCGACGAGTTCGTTGCCCGGATGGAGACGAGCGAAGGCGAACAGCTCGACGCGTTTGTGCGGTTCGTCGCCGCCGACTCGTCGCTGCGCACGGCGCTGAAAAACCGGAAGTGGGCTGCATTCGCGAAGGGCTACAACGGCCCGGACTATGCGCGCAACCTCTACGACGCGAAGCTCGCCCAGGCGTACGAACGGTATGCCGGCACGAAGGCGGCCGCGTGACCATGCCGAGCCTTCGCTACTGGCTGGCGCTCTCGGCGCTCGTCGCGGCGGTCGCCGGCGCGCAATATGTGCGCGCGCTGCAGGGACGCCTCGCGACGGCGCAGGATGCCGCCCGGCAGGCGAAACAGGGCATCGATGCGCGCGACGCCATCATCGGCCGGCTGCTCACCGATGCCCGTGAGAAAGACGAACAGCGCGCGCAGCTGGACCGCACGCGCGTCGCCGTCGACGCGACGCTTGCCGCGTATCAATCGCAACTCCGGAGACTCATCGATGAGAACGAAGCCGTCCGCGAATGGGCCGTTACTCGCCTGCCTGACGATGTTGTGCGCCTGCACAGCAGCCCCGCCCTCACCGGCGCCGACGATTACGCTCAACGCGTGCGCAGCGGTGACGCGTTGCACCCTGCCGGCGGCACACCCACAGACGAACGGTGATCTGAGCGACGCACTGACCGCCGCGCGGGCGGCATGGGCTCGCTGTGCGGCCGAAGTCGACATGGTGGCCGCGTGCCAGGCGCGCGGTCAGTCGAACCCGCAGGCGGCCGCCCATGATTAAGCCGAACAGCCTGCGCGCCGCACTCGTTACGGCGCTCCCGCAGCTGGCCGCAGCGCCCGACCTGCTCGTCGTCTTCATCAACGACGGCCACATTGTCGCGACCGGAACACGCACGCCGTCATTCGAATACCGGTACGAGTGCGAGATCCTGATCCGCGAGTTCATCGGCAGCGCCGACGATGTGATGATCGCCGTCGTTGAATGGGCGCGCGCGAACCAGCCCGACCTCGTGACGAACGCCGACCAGCGCCGCGACGGGATGACGTTCATCGCCGACATCCTCGCGAACGATGCGGTTGACCTCTCGATCAAGCTGAAGCTGACCGAAAGCGTTGTGGTCGGAACGGACCACGCCGGCCGCCGTACGGTCGAACACGTCGACGACGCGGCCGAGCATTGGGTGGCGTGATGGACGACGATCTGCGTGCGCTCGAAAAGTGGGCCGGCGGGCTGCTCGCGAAGCTGGCGCCGGCAGCTCGTCGGCGACTATTCCGTGAGCTGGGGCGAGACATGCGCCGCGCGCAACAGGCACGCGTTGCCGCGCAGCAAAACCCGGACGGCAGCGCCTATGTGCCGCGCAAGATCAAGAAGGGCGGCAAGGGATTGCGCGGCAAGGTTGGCCGCATAAAGCGGCAGGCGATGTTCCGCAAGCTGCGTACTGCCCGTTATCTGAGGATCGATGTCGACGACACGGGGCTCGCCATCGGCTTCGACGACCGCCTGTCGCGCATCGTCCGCGTCCACCAGGAAGGACAGAAGGCCCCCGTCGAGCCGGGCGGCCCGCTCGCACAGTATCCGGTGCGCGTCGTGCTCGGCTTTGCCACGGCCGACCGCGAGCTCGTGCGCGACCGGCTGCTACGCTACCTGAACCGCTGAATCGTTCACGGCGGCCAGGCGCATCGACGCGATCGCGTGATATGCCTGGTTTGTCTCACATCCGACCCACTGCAGGCCGGCTTCGCGTGCCGCGACCAGGAACGTCCCGGAACCGGCGAACAGGTCGCACACGACCCCGCCATCCGGCACCAGGCGCACCACGTCGCGCGCCAGCTCGATAGGCTTTTCCGTGACGTGTTGCTTCGGAAGCGCCAGGCGCGTCGGGAACACGCCAGGCAGGTACACGTCGCTTTCGTTCATCGGCCCGCGGCTCGCCCATACGATGAATTCGGCCTGTTGCGCAAACCCACCTCGACGCGGCCGCGTACGACCAGGCGTCTTGTCCCATACAGCGATTCCGCGCAGCGTCAGGCCGGCCGCCTGCACCACGTCCGTCAACGTTGCGAGCTGGCGCCAGTCGATGAAGCAAACGAGCAGCGCACCGTGCTTCATCGCACGGCGGCACTCGGTCAGCCAGGCATGGCACCAGAACGACCAGGCGCGTTGGTCCATGTTGTCGCCTTCGAAGTCTGTATAGACCGCCTTCGTGTCGCTGTTGATGTACTTCCGGCTCGGCGCGCGCGTTCGCGCGGACAGGTGCAGGCCACCCGACGCGTACGGAGGATCGGTGAATACCAGGTCGACGGACTGATCCGGTAGCGTGCGCGCCAAGGCGAGTGCGTCGACGCGATGGAGCTGGTTGAGCATCGGGGTAATGTCGGCCGCGGGCGCGGCGTCGGAAATGTGAATCGTCATGGTTCAGAGGCAGCGTGAAAGGGGTGCGCGCGACGTTGCGAGATGCGTCATCGAGCGTGTAACACCGATTGTCGACGCACGTTTGCGCGCGCGCGACGAGCATGCTGTACCCGCGAGCACGACACTTGCCTTCGCTCGCGTCACGCGCGGGCGGCCGGCAACATGGTCGGCATGGATGCGAATGAAATTCAACGTCAGGCACGCAACGCCGTGCGCAAGGGCTCGATTCTCGATGTCGACCACGGCGCCGGCCTCTGCCGCGTCGCGGTCGGCGAGTCCGACGACGACGGCCTGCAAACCAACTGGATTCCCTGGCTTACGCCGGCGGCCGGCGGCACGCGCGAATGGCTGCCGCCGACGAAGGGCGAGCAGGTCGTGCTGCTCGGTCCGATGGGCGACTTCGCACAGGCTGTCGCGCTGCGCGGCATCTATTCGGACGACGCGCCCGCGCCGGACAATTCCCCGAACACCCACACCCGCGTCTACTCGGACGGCGCACGCATCAGCTACGACCATGTAGCCCACACGCTGACGGCCGAGCTGCCGGACGGCGCGACCGTGCACGTCGTCGCCCCTGGCGCCGTCGTCGTGCAGACGAAGGACGCGACGGTGCAAGCCGAACACATCCTGCTCGACGGCGATGCGACCGTGACGAAATCGCTCACCGTGAAAGGCCCGTTCGCCTTCGAATCCGGCATGACCGGTAAGGGCGGTGATGGCGATGCCGTGATGAAGATCGACGGCCGCGCCGACTTCACGGGCGACGTGACCGCCGGCGGCGTCAGCCTCATCGAGCACCCGCACCAGGCGCGGGGCGAATTCGCCGTCACGTCGAAGCCGATCCGGGGTGGCGCATGAAGGGCATGAACGCTGTCACCGGTCGCGCGATTTCAGGCGTCGACCATCTGTCGCAGTCGGTCGGCCGGATTCTGACGACCCCGCTCGGCTCATGCATCCAGCGCCGTTCGTTCGGTTCGGAATTGCCCGACCTGATCGACGCGCCGACCAATGGCGCGACGCGCATTCGCCTTTATGCGGCCGCCGCGACCGCGCTGATGCGGTGGGAACCGCGGCTGACGGTCACCCGCGTGCAGCTCGTGGCCGATGCTGACGCAGCATTCGCCGGCGAGCAGCTCATCGACATCGAAGGATGGACCGACGAGCGCGACGAACCCGTATCACTGCGCGTGCCCGTGTCGAACGGAGTCGCGGCATGAGAACGACACCGATCGACCTGTCGCAACTGCCGGCACCCGATATCGTCGACCCGCTCGACTTCGAAACTGTGTTCGCGGAACGCAAAGCGCGGCTCATTTCCTTGTATCCGGCCGATCAGCGCGCCGAGATCGCGGCCACGCTCGCGCTCGAATCCGAACCGCTGACCCGTTCGTTGCAGGAGAACGCGTATCGCGAAGTGCTGCTGCGCCAGCTCATCAACGACAAGGCGCGCGGCATCCTGCTCGCGTACGCACGCCGCACGACGCTCGAACACATCGCGGCCCTGTTCGATGTTGAACGTCTTGTCGTATCCGCCGGCGACCCTGAAAACGGCATCGATCCAGTCTACGAAGATGACGACAGCCTGCGCGAGCGCGTGCAGCTCGCGCCACGCGGCTTTTCCGTCGCCGGTCCTGAAGAGGCGTACGTGTTCCATGCGCGTTCGGCCGATGGCCGCGTGCTCTCCGCCGCCGCGTTCAGCCCAGAGCCGTGCGTGATGGTCGTCACGATCCTGTCGCGCGAAGGCGACGGGACCGCGAGCGACGAGCTGATCGAGATCGTAAAGAAGAACCTGGAAGGCAAGCGGCCGCAGACCGACGAAGTGATCGTGCAGAGCGCGAAGATCGTTCCCTACGCGATCCGCTCGACGCTGCGCTTCTTCTCCGGCCCGGATCGCGCCGTGGCGCTCGCGGAAGCGAAGAAGCGCACGGCGAAGTTCGCCGCCGACATGCACCGCATCGGCATGGAAGTGACCGTTGACGGCCTGCATGCGGCGATGCGCGTCGCAGGCGTGCAGAAGGTACTGCTCGACTCGCCGACCGGCGGCGTCACCGTGACGGGCGAACAGGCGCCGTACTGCACCGGAATCGAGCTGATCGACGGTGGGGTCGCAGATGAATAAGCCGATGCCCTCGTTGCTGCCGCCGAACGCGACCGCGCTCGAACGGCGCCTGGCAGAGACCAACGCGCGAATCAGCAGCATCCCGGTCGACATCGGCACGCTGATGGACCCTGACGCGATCCCGCTGGCGTTCCTGCCGTGGCTCGCCTGGCACGTCGGCGTCGAGACATGGAAGGATTACTGGCCCGAGCAGGTCAAGCGCGCGCGCGTGAAGACCGCGATCCGCATTGCGCGCATCAAAGGCACTGCCGAAGCCGTGCGCCAGGTCTGCGCGTCGTTCGGCGCGAACGTGGCGATGCGCGAATGGTTCGAGATGACCCCGCGCGGCAAGCCCGGCACGTTCGAAATCGTGCTCACGGTCGGCACTCGCGACGGCGTGCCGGCCACGGCCGAATACGTCGCCGACATACGTGCGGAAGTCGATCGCGCAAAGCGCGGTACCGCGCACTACATTTTCAAACAGGGGTTTGGCGCGACCGGGACGCAACGCGTCGGCGCCGGCGCGCGCGCGGCGGTCTACTGCCGCCTGTCCCTCTCGGATACCTGAACATGGCTGGGAACCTGATCAATATCACCGACGCCGGCCGCGCTGCGCTCGTCGCAGCGGGCAACACTGGCACCGTCGCACGCCGAGTCGTCGAAATCGGTCTCGGCACGGCTGCGTTCACGTTCGACAAGGGTATGAAGACCCTGCCGAACGAGCGAAAACGTGTGACGACGTTTGGCGGCGAAAACGTCTCGCCGGACACCGTGCATGTCGTCATCCAGGACGACTCGAACGACCGGTATTCGCTGTACGCATACGGCCTGTACCTGGACAACGGCGTGCTGTTCGGCGTCTACGTGCAGAACACACCGATCCTCGAAAAATCGCCGACCGCGATGCTGCTGCTCGCGAGCGATATCGTGTTCGCGTCGATCGACGCCGCGCAGCTCCAGTTCGGCCCCGCGACGTTCCTGAATCCGCCTGCGACGACCGAACGTAAGGGCGTCGCCGAACTGGCGACGCAGGCCGAAGTCGACGCAGGTATCGACGACACGCGCATCGTCACACCGAAGGGCGCAGCGATGCGCTACATGCCGTTCACCGGCGGCCGCTTCACCGGACCGATCAAGATCGCAAAAGGCACCGGCGCAATTCCCGACGATGGTTCCAGCGTCTTGCAGGCCATTGGCAATTCGCGCACGACCGGTACAACGTACTTCGGGCCGGACGCAAAGTCCGGGCGCGCCCATACGGACGACGGACGCTTCTACCTCACGAGCGACGGCGACATGGCAGTAGGGCCGGGCGCCGCGGGAAAACTGCTGCTGACATCTGGAAACGTCCAGCGCGTCGCGGTGACGCCGCAGGGGCGGACGCTGGTCGGCAAGCGGCTGTACGACGACGGTGAAACGGCGATGCAGGTCATGCCGGAAGGCACCGAAGGGTATGCCTTCGCAGTCCATCGCGCGAATGCTGACGGCCATCCGCAGGCGATCATGATCGGCGCATCGCCGAGCGCCACGACCAGAAACGAAAACGTAATCGAATCGCGATCCGCTCTGGACAATGCGAAACCCCTGGTGCTCAGTGCAACGAGCGACGTCAACAATGCCGAACCGAGCCGCGGCGTCGTCGCGATCTGGATGCAAGTCCTGGGGCAGACGAAGGCCGTGCTAACCAAGGATGGTCAATTCCTGCTCGGGGTTGGCACGTACCCGACCGGGCCGGCGCAGCTCCAAGTCAGCGGTGCAGCGCGCTTCGGCGGGCAAATCTGGCGCGGACTCACGAACACGATGCTGGTCGGTTCGTCGGACAGCGCTGGAATTCAGAACGCGGGAACCGGCGGCGACGCTGCCGTGAACAACGCACGCTTCAGCGCGGATCAGGTCGGCGCGATGCTCAACCTCGGCAAGTCGCGCGGCACGAAAGTCGGCGAGCAAGCCGCGGTAGCCGCGGGCGATGAGCTAGGCCGTGTCGACTTCGCCGGCTCGGACGGCGAGCGGATCGTGCCGGGGGCGCGAATCCAGGCCATTGCCGAATCGGGATTCGCCAAGACTTCGCGCGCCGCTGCCCTAGACTTTTCGACCGTTGCTAACGGTTCGACGAGCGCTGTCGTGCGCGTTCGAATCAGCGCATCGGGCCGGACGTTGTTCGGTACGACCCAAGACAACGGCCGGGACATCATCCAGGCGAAGGGCTCGATTTCCGCCAGCAACGGCGTGATCAGCATGGGTATCGACACGGCGGGCGGCGGCCAGCTTCGCGCGGTGAGCCAGGACTACGGCGCGTTCATTCGGAACGACAACCGCGACGCGTGGCTTATGTCGACAGAAGCGGGCGACCCGTTCGGGAAGTACAACAATTTCCGCCCGTTCCAATGGTCGCTGATCAACGGCAACGTGACGATCGACGGAACTGGCCTGGGGACACGCCTCGGCGGCGACGTGGGAATCAGCAAAAACCTGAGCGTAACGGGTATCGGCTATTTCTCGGGCGGCTCGAGCACGGCGAAGTCGTACGGCTCTGGCGTCATCCTCGGCGCGAACACGGGCGGCGACATTGTTCTGAAGTGCGCGAATGCCGACGTCGACATGAAGATGTGGGACATGCAGTCCAACGAATCGCAGCTCAACATGCGTGCCGTCGACGATCAATGGACACGCGGCATCCCGTTTCTCACGGCGACGCGCGAGAACAAGAGCAACGCGATTCGCTCTCTGGCGCTCGTTCCCGCCGGTGGGCGCGTGCAGGTTGCCGGCGCGCCTGACGACGATTCGTCTGCGCTCGCGGTGCGTGGCTCGATCAAGGGCATCAACTCGACCGGCGCCCTTGTTGCGTCGAACGGTGGTGGCTCTGGTCAAACTTCCATCCATCTGCGGCGCGACGGCGCGCCCGCCGACCAGAAGACCTGGGAACTGATGACGGGAGGCGACGGTTCGCTGACGCTCCGCACAGTGAACGACGCGTACTCGAACTCGCAGACAGCAATCAGCGTCAGCCGCGCGTCGAGCTATAGCCTGGGCGCAATGCAACTGATGCCGCAAGGCGGCCGCGTCATGGTCGGACCTGCAAAAGACGACTCGTCCGTCCTTCTCAACGTCGGCGGTCTGGTCGCGGCAAGCGCCCCGCCAGCCGGCGACAACTCCAACAAGCTTGTCACCTCGGCGTGGGTAACGGCCGCAATCCTGAATTCGCAGGTTGGTCAGATTGTCTGGGAAGCGCGCACCGGCGTGCGAGCGGGTTACCTGAAGCTGAACGGCGCCGAGCTGAAGCGTGCCGACTACCCGGCACTGTGGGCGTACGCGCAGGCAAGCGGCGCACTCGTGTCACAAGCCGACTGGCTAAACGGTCGCTGGGGTTGCTTCTCCACTGGTGACGGCACGACAACCTTCCGCCTGCCCGAGATGCGCGGTGAATTCGTCCGCTGTTGGGCCGACGGCCGCAATGACATTGACCCGCAGCGGGCGATCGGCTCATACCAGGGCGACCAGAACCGTTCGCACGTGCACGGCGCCAGCGCCAGCGAAGTCGGCGACCACGTTCACTCAGCGTGGACGGACGCGCAGGGGCAGCACAACCACCCCCTCCACGATCCCGGCCACGCACACCCGGTTCGGATGGGCCGCGTCGGCGTCGTCGCCACGTCCTACGGCCAGGGCTGGGGACCGTACAACTGGGACCGCCAGGACATGCACGGCACCGAAGGCGCCGGCACCGGGATCTGGCTCGACGACGCTGGCATTCACGGCCACAACGTTGGAATCGGCGGCGCCGGCCGTCACAGCCATGGCATCACCGTCAACGCGGACGGCGGCAACGAAGCGCGACCGCGCAACGTCGCGCTGCTCGCGATGATCCGCGCCTACTAACTCACTGACCTCGAAACATGCTGATTCACCACTACAGCCCGTCAACCGGCGAATACCTGAGCAGCGGCCAGCCTGACGCGGATCCGCGCAACGATGAACGCTGGCTCATCCCGGCATCGGCGACGCTCGATGCACCGCCGCCGCGCACGCCGACGACCTGGCCGTTCTACCGTGACGGCGCCTGGTTCCTGCTGCCCGATTTCCGCGGTCGCCTCTGCTATCGCACGGATACCGGCGAGCCTGTCGAAATCGCCGTCGCCGGCAAGACGCCCGACGACCTCGGTCTCACGACCGAGCCGCGACCGTCGCCGCGTCACGCATGGATTGACGGCACCTGGGCGGTGCCGCCTGAACTGATCGAACGCGAGACGCGCGAAGCGGCGATGGCTGAATTCGAACGGCTCATGGACATCGCGCGTCGCGCAAACGCCGGCAAGGCCGACGCATACGCCGCTGGTCTGCTCGACGATGAGGCCGCTTACTACTTCAAAGCCTGGTCCGCTTACCAGATGGCACTCGTGTCTGCGATCAGCGCGGAGACATTCCCGGACGCCATCGCATGGCCTGCCACGCCGACACCCTACGTGCCGCCGCCCGCGGACGTACCAGCGTCCGACGCGTCGGCAACGGAAAACTGAATCTCGCGGGCTCGCTCCCGTTTCCCCTCACCTGTCTTCACATAGGAGCTGCACACCATGCCGCAGGATTACCACCACGGCGTACGCGTCATCGAAATCAACGAAGGCGGCCGGCCGATTCGCACGATCTCCACGGCCGTACTCGGCATCGTCTGTACCGGCGCCGACGCCGACGCGGAGACGTTTCCGCTCGACACGCCGGTATTGCTGACGAACGTCATCGCCGCGCTGGGCAAGGCCGGCACGAAAGGCACGCTGCGCCGCACGCTCGACGCAATCGGCAAGCAGACGAAACCCGTTACGGTCGTCGTGCGCGTTGCCGAAGGCAAGGATGCCGACGAGACGACATCGAACGTCGTCGGCACCGTCACGCCGGACGGCAAATACACCGGCATGAAGGCGCTGCTGGCCGCCCAGGCAAAGCTCGGCGTGAAGCCGCGCATCCTGGCCGCCCCCGGCCTCGACACGCAACCCGTCGCCGCAGCATTCGCGACGGTCGCGCAATCGCTGCGCGCCTTCGCCTACGTGGCCGCGCATGGCTGCAAGACGAAGGAAGAGGCGGTCGCGTACCGCAAGCAGTTCGGCCAACGCGAAATCATGGTGATCTGGCCGGATTGGCTCGGCTGGGATGACGTGACGAGCTCGACCGTCACCATCCCGGCGCCGGCGATCGCCGCGGGCCTGCGCGCGAAGATCGACAACGACATCGGCTGGCACAGGACGCTCTCGAACATCGTCGTCAACGGCGTGACCGGCATCAGCGCGGACGTGTCGTGGGACTTGCAAGATCCGGCGACCGACGCCGGCTATCTGAACGAGAACCAGGTCACGACGCTCGTGAATCGGAACGGCTTCCGATTCTGGGGCTCGCGCACCTGCGACGCGGACGGCAAGTTCTTCTTCGAGAACTACACGCGCTCCGCGCAGGTGATCGCCGACACGATTGCCGAGGAACAGATGGGTGTCGTCGACGGGCCGCTCAACCCGTCACGCGCGCGCGACATCATCGAAAACATCAACGCGTGGTTCCGCCGCGAAATCTCGGTCGGCAACCTGATCGGCGGTGGCGCCTGGTATGACCCGGAGCCGAACACGACCGACGAGCTGGCATCGGGTGGCATGTGGATCGACTACGACTACACGCCGGTCCCTCCGCTCGAAAACCTCAAGCTGCGCCAGCGCATCACCGATCGCTATCTCGCCGACTTCGCCTCGCGCGTGTCGGCCTAACCAGGAGTCACACACATGGGTATGCCCCGCAAGCTGAAAGGCTTCAACCTGTTTCACAACGGCACCAACTTCGTCGGCGAGACGAAGGAAATCCAGCTCCCGAAGCTGTCGCGAAAGATGGAGGATTACCAGGGCGGCGGCATGAGCGGCCCGATTCCGATCGACTTCGGCCAGGAAGCGATCCAGCTCGAATGGACGTGCGGTGGCTTCATGGAGGACGTCGTTCGCATGTACGGCATCACCACGCACGATGGCGTGCAACTCCGTTTCTCCGGCGGCTACCAGCGCGAAGATTCGAAGACCTACGATTCTGTCGAAATCGTCGTGCGCGGCCGCCACAAGGAAATCGACATGGGTTCCGGCAAGCCGAAGGAGGACACCGATTTCAAGGTCACGACTGCCGCGAGCTACTACAAGCTGTCCATCAACGGCCAGGAGCTGATCGAGATGGATTTCATCAACATGATCGAGCGCATCAACGGCAACGACCTGCTCGCCGGCCTGCGCAAAGCAATCGGCCTGTAATCCATAGCCCGCGAGCTGCGCGCAACTTCAATCGCTTCACATCGACACAAGGAATCGACCATGCATCAACACAACGTTTCGACGACCGGCCAACACGATCACAGCGCGTCCGCTGACGGCAACCACGCGCACGCGGTCCGTCACGATGGACTGGGGCAGCATACTCACCCGCTCCACGATCCCGGCCACTCCCACAGCGCTCACGCGCACACCCTCGCCAACACCGCCACGGCCGGAATCGCGGCGCCGGCCCCGAACACGCACACGTTCGACACGCCGATCGTGCGCGGAGAACAGACCATCACGCACGTGACGCTCGCGAAGCCGTCCGCCGGCGCACTGCGCGGCACGTCGCTCGCTGCGCTCGTGAATCTCGACGTGGATGCGCTGCGCAAGGTACTGCCGCGCATCAGCACACCGACGCTGACCGAAATGGACGTCACGTTGATGGACCCAGCCGACCTCGTGGCATTGGGGGGTATCTTCGCCGGTTTTTTGATGCCGAAGGCGCTGAAAGCGAGCATGGAATCCCAGACCGCGTAGAGGACGCGATGGCCGATGTCGCGACGGTGTTCGGTTGGACACCGCGCGACATGGACGACTACTCCCTTTCTGAGCTGATGGATTGGCGCGAGCGCGCCCGGATACGTAGCGGACACGAGTAACGATGGACAACGCCCTGAAACTGCGCGTCATGTTCGACATGGTCGACAACTGGACGAAGCCCCTGCGAAACATGCTGAACAGCAACAAGGGGCTGGCGCAGTCACTGAAAGCAACGCGCGGCGAGCTTGCCGAACTCGGCAAGCAGCAAAAGGCCGTCGCTTCGTTCCGTGAGATGCGCACCGGGCTCGCCGACACCACGAAGAGGCTCGGCGCGGCGCAATCCAACGTAAAGGCGCTCGCCGGCTCGCTGCACGCGTTCGGTCCGCCGACCCGGAAAATGGTCGACGATCTGGCGCGCGCGCGTCAGGCGGCCTCGCGGCTTCGCGCGGAGCAGAAGAAACAGACGGCCGCCGTCGACGAGATGCGCGGCCGGCTGTCGCAGGCTGGCATCGAGACACGCAACCTCGCGCAGCACGAGCGCGCGCTGCGCACGAACATCGCGGCGACGACGGCCACGATGCAGGCGCAGACGCGCCAGCTCGAAGCCATGTCGGAACGTGAGAAGAAGCTCGCCGCAGCGCGCGGCAAGATGCAAGCGATGCAGGGCGTCGCCGGCGGCATGGCGATCGGCGGCTATGCCGCCCGCTCGACCGGCATGCGCGTACTCGGCGGCCTCGATGGCACGCTCGACGAAGCGAAGAAGATGACGAACGAGCGCGCGCGCATCACGGCGCTCGGCCTCGGCGACCAGGCAACGCAGGACGCCGAGAAGTACGTGCGCGCGATGAAAATGATGGGTGTCAGCACGTCCGACAACATGACGCTGATGCGTGACGCGCTGTCGATCTTCGCGGACGAGCACCACGCGCAGATGGTCATGCCGACGCTCGCGAAGATGAAGTTCGCAAACGAAGCGCTGTTCGGTGCCGAAGATGCGCACGCGAACGAAGAGAAGTTCATGAACATGCTGAAGGTGATCGAGCTGCGCGGCGGCACGAAAGACGAAGCAACGTTCAAGAACGAAGCGAACATGGTGCAGAAGGTGCTGTCGGCAACCGGCGGCCGTGTCGGCGGCGACGAGTGGCGCAACTTCATCCAGACCGGCGGCGTCGCCGCGAAGCAGATGCGCCAGGACGCGTTCTATTACCAGATGGAACCGCTGATTCAGGAAATGGGCGGCCACGGCGTCGGCACGGGCCTCATGTCTGCGTACAGCAACGTCTATCAGGGCAAGACCACCGTGCGCGCGGCGCAGGAGATGATGAATCTCGGCCTGGTCGACAAGAAGAACGTCGAGTACAACAAGATCGGGATGATCAAGCGGATCAAGCCGGGCGCACTGCTCGGCGGCGATCTGTTCAAGGCGTCGCCGCTCGAATGGCTGGAAAAGGTGCTGCTCCCGCAGATGGCGAAGAAGGGCATCACCGATCCGGACAAGGTGAAAGACATGATTTCGACGATCTTCACCAATCGGACGGCCGCGAATTTGTTCTCGACCATGTACATGCAGCGGGAACAGATTCACAAGAACGAAAAGCTCAACCACGGCGCATACGGTATCGACGAAGCGGCGCAGCTCGGTGCGCAGCAAACCCAGGGCAAGGAAAACGACCTGCTCGCGAAGGGCCGCGACCTGCGCCGCGAGATCGGCGAGCGCGTCGCACCGCTGTACAACGCGGCGCTCGACAAGACCCGCGAGATTCTCGGCAGCCTCATCGATCTGATCCAGCGCCACGGCGCCGCGGCGAAGGTCATTCTGTCCGTGCTCGCCGCGTTCGCCGCGCTGCTCGTCGTGATGGGTACGTTCACGATCGTGCTCGCGGGCATCCTTGGGCCGCTCGCGATTGTGCGTTTCAGCATGGCGACGCTCGGCATCCAGGGCAGTTTCCTGGCGCGCACGCTCGGCGCGAGCGCCGCAGGCTTCGGCAAATTGTCGGGTGCTGCGTCCCGATTCTCGGTCGTCGGGAACACCGCGCGCGGGACCGCCGCACGCATGCGCTCCGCACTGGCCGGCGCCTGGTCGGCTTCGTCCCCGCGCGCGGCCTGGACAACGTTGCTCGGTTATGCGCGGACGCTGCGGGAAGGCATTCCGGCCGCAGGTCGCGCGGCCGTATCGACTGTCGCGCAGTGGGGCCGTACCGCAGTCTCGTCGATGAAAAACGGGTTGCTCGCAGCACGGCAATACACGACACAGGTATGGCGCGCAGTCGCCGCGCAGGCGGCCGCGTCGCGCACGGCCGTCGCCTCCCGCTGGACCGCTGCCCGGCAGTATGCCGGCCGCCGCGGCATCGCGGGTATGTCGGTCGACGCACTGAAGGGCGCCGGCGGTCTCATCAAGGGCGGTGCGGTCGGTGCAATCAACGGCGTCGGCGCCGCGCTCCGCGGGCTCGCCCAAACGCTGATGTTCGTCGGTCGCGTCGCGCTCGTGAGCCCGGTCGGCCTCGTCATCACCTCGATCGCGCTGGCCGCGCTGCTGATCGTTCGATACTGGGAGCCGATCAAGGCGTTCTTCGCCGGCTTCTGGCAAGGCTTGACCGAAGGTCTGCGACCGCTCGCACCGATTTTCAATCGGGTGTTCGGCGTGCTCGGCGCGACGTTCGAACCGCTCAGACCCGCATTCAACTGGCTGATGGATGCCATCAAGGGCGTGTGGGACTGGATTACCCGCCTGCTGGGGCCAGTCGACGCCAGCAAGGAAAGTCTCGACAAGGCCAGCAACGCCGGTCGGGGCTTCGGTGAATGGCTCGCGAACATCATCGTCGTGGCCGCTAAGGTCGCCGCGAAAATGGCCGAGTTCGGGGCCAATCTCATTTCCGGCCTGGTCAACGGCATCAGGAACGGACTCGGCGCCGTGAAGGAGGCCATCACGAACGTCGCCAACTCGACTGTCACGTGGTTCAAGGAAAAGCTCGGCATCCACAGCCCGAGCCGCGTCTTCGCCGAGCTAGGCGGCTTCGTGGGCGAAGGTGCGGCGCTCGGCATGTCCGGCGAGCAGCGCAGCGTCGCGCGCGCGGCGCTCGGGCTCGCGACAGCCGCCGTTGCCGGATTCGGGACGCCTGCGCTTTCGACGGCCGCGCCGATCGTGCATGCGCCCGTTCCGATCGATCGCCGCCCGCCAATCGCGGCCGCCGGTCCGATCGCAGCATCGGCTGCATCAGCTTCCGCCCCGGCGTCGATCGTCATCAACATCTACCCGCAGGCCGGCGACGATCCGCGCGCCATCGCGCGTGCCGTGGCCGCCGAGCTGGATCGGCGCGAACGCGCGCAGCGTGCGCGCGCCGGTTCGCGCCTCTCCGACTGAAATCTAGGGAGTATTCGACTCATGCTGTTGTCGCTGGATCAATTCGTGTTCAGCCTGACCACCGCCCCCTTCCACGAGCTGAAGCGGCGCCGGAACTGGAAGCATCCGAAGAAGTCGCGCATCGGCGTGCGCGATGCGCGCCAGTACACCGGGCAAGGCGACGATGTCATCACGCTCGACGGCCTCATCGCGCCGGATCAAATCGGTACGAGCGCGTCGCTCGACCAGCTCGTCCAGATGGCAAACGTAGGCGAAGCGTACGTGTTGGTCGACGGCCTCGGGACCGTCTACGGCGCGTACATCATCGTGGGCCTCGACGAGACGCGGCGCTACTTCACTCGCGAAGGTGCCGCGCGCCGGATCGAATTCACGTTGACGCTCGAATGCGTCGACGACGACGCGCTGCGCATCGAGCAGGAAGCGTCGCTGGCCAACGAGTCGGACGGCGACGCCGAAGCGGAGACGGAGACGGAGACAAAAGCATGACGACACGCGCAATCGATCACTCGAATGCAGTGGTGCGCCGCATCGAGCGCGTCGAACCCATGGCCGACTACCGGATCACGCTCGGCGGCCGCGATATCTCGCGGCGGTTCCTGCCGCGGCTCGAATCGCTCACCCTCACGGAATCTCGCTCCGACGATGCCGATACCGTCGACCTCGTGCTCGACGACTCGCGCGGCGACTTGGCGCTGCCGAAGCGCGGCGACGAAATCAAGGTGTCCATCGGCTGGGCCGGCGAGCAGCTCGTCGACAAGGGTACGTTCGTCGTGACGGAGTTTGAGCATAGCGGCACGCCCGACACGCTGACCGTGCGCGCACGCTCGGCCTCGATGTCGAACGGCATGCAGGAGCGGCGCGAAAAGAGCTGGCACAAACAGACGATAGGCTCGATCGTGCGCACCATTGCCGCCCGCTACAAGCTGACGCCGGCCGTCGCTGACACGCTGGCGAAGATCGTGATCGCGCACATCGACCAGACGCACGAAAGCGACATGTCGTTTCTGACGCGACTGGCGAAACGCTACGACGCCGTGATGAACGTCAAGGATTTGCGACTGCTGTTCACGCCGATCGGCACCGGCAAGACCGTCAGCGGGAAGGTTTTCCATGTGTTACATCTGACGCGTGCGAGCGGCGACGAGCATGCATATCACGTGTCCGAACGCGAGAACTACGCGGCCGTGCGCGCGCACTACCATTCGAACGGCAAGGCGAAGCGGAAATCGGTGATTGTGGGCGGGGAGAACAACAAGAACGTGAAAGTGCTGCCCGAGGACTATGCGAACGAAGCTGAGGCACGAGCTGCGGCGCAAGCCGAGTTCAAGCGCATGCAGCGCAGCCAGGCGACGATGCGGTATTCGCTCGCGCGCGGCCGCGCGGATCTGTTCCCGGAAATGCCTGTCACGGTGTCCGGGTTCAAACCGGAAATCGACGAGACCGCGTGGCTGGTGAAGAAGGCAACGCACACCATCGACGGCGACGGTGGATTCACGACTGCACTCGACCTCGAAATGCGTGACGATCCGACGACCGATCGGCACCGGTCACACTTCAAGAAGGGAGGAAAGTGAGCCGCTCGGCGGTCAGCGCAACCTATGCCTGTCGCCCACATCCGCCTGCATCGGTGGCCCGTCGTCGTACCGTACGAGTGCCGCGCGTGCCGTACGCAAATTTCCCATCACCTGAAGCGCAGCTTCGAGCACCTGACCGACCGACTGCATGGCGTCGTCGATCGCGGCGCGTGCGTCAACGCGCTCGCTTTCGGTCAGGTCCGAACAGAACCGCGCTCCGTCCATCACAAGGGGACGCGTGTCGACGTGACGATCGGCGGCCATCACCGTGCCGCTGCTGTGCTTCATGTTGATGCTCATTCTTCTGGTCCCTCACAAACACGTTCACGAACCGGCGGCACCCAACACGACGCGGTTGCCTCGGGATACCCCCGCGTCGCCAGCATCGCCGGCTTTCAGGATGCTAACTCAATACTGGATGGATATACAGTGTTTGTATGATGAAAGACCCGCGCGCGGATGACTGGTGGGCTACTTCTTCACGTCCTTCGCAGCGCGCTCGGCACGCAACCGTTCGATTTCAGCCATGGCGCGATCGACGTTTTCGGCCGTGCGTTCGTCGAGCGCTGCGCGCCGGTTTTCCGGCAGGCGCTTAGCGCGCTGTGGCGCGCCAGCCTTGAGCATGACTGCCTGATTTAGAACGCTACCAATAAACGACTGCAGGGTCGCTTTACCTGTTTCGTTGAGTTGCCGATATATGGCGACGAGTTCGGCCTCCTCTGCGTCTGTTTCTGACCGCTCATCGCTCTGGCGCCCCGCCTCCAGTCTCTCGCCGGTCAGCACGTAGACAATGTCGACCCCGATCGAGCGCAGTGCCAAAAGGAAGCTGGTATCGGGCGCTCTTTCGTCCGATTCGTAGAACGCCAATGTCTTCCGCCCGAGTTGGCCAATCGCGGCGAACTCGTCCTGGCTCAAACCAATGCGCAACCGCTCTTCACGCAGGCGCTTACCTACAGTTTCCATTTATACCCATTTGTTGTTGACGTGTACTTTTGTGGCCATTACACTAGCCTTACCGTAACGCAAGGCTAACAGCCAAAGTATACCGACCATGACCACCGCCAAAGGCCCGCGCCGATCGCCACGCGGCACCCTGTCGGACAAGCCCGTCTACGTCCGACTGACCTCCACCGAACGTGACGAGCTCGAACGGTTCGCCGCGCAGCGCAATCGCTCGATTTCGAGCATGGCCCGCGAGCTGATCCGTATCGGCGCAAGCCAGCTCCGCACCGTTCCCCGTTCCCGCTCCGCCCGCTCGTGAATTGAGGAGCCTGCATGTACCCCGATCCGAAACGCGTCCGCAACAACAAGCACACCGTCCGCTTCGACGACTACGAGCAGGCCGTTCTCACGGCGCTCGCGAACTATCAGGGCGAGCAGCTCGCCGTGCTGATTCGCGAGATCGTCATGCGCGAAGCGACCGCCGTACTTGCCGAACGCAACACCTCCATTCTGGACCGCGCCGGCGCCTGAACGAAGGCACCGAAACGCCAACAATGAGTAGCTCCACCGATGCCCGAAACCAGCACGGAAATTGCCCTCTCGGACGCCGACCGCGACGTGCTGGAACGCGTGCGCGTGCTCCACAACCTGCCGTCCCTGGAAGCGACGGCCGAGTGGCTCGCCAAGCGGCGCCTGCGCCGCACCGCCAAGCAGATAAACGGCCGCGGCCGCGCCCTGTATCTCGTCCGGAGTAAGCCGACATGCGAATCCTGAACCGCTGCCCGCACTGCCGCACGCGCGCGACCGCACGCAGCAGCCGCGAAATGTCCCAGACCTTTCGGGAAGTCACCTTCCAGTGCAACAACGTCGAGTGTGGCCACACCTACGTTGTGAACATGGAGTTCGCCCGCACCCTGTCGCCATCCGCGACCCCGAATCTGTCGCTAAACCTGCCGCTGTCGCCGAACGTGCGCGAGCGCCTCGAGCAGCAGCTCGAACTGCCCGTCTAGCGACCTACCCCCCACCCCTGTCTTTCCCCTCGCATCGTGCCTATCCGGCATGAGGGGCTTTTTTTGCCTGAAAAAAGGAGATCAGCATGGCCACCCTCGCTTCCGCCGCCGTCGTGATGCCGTTCGATCCGGCCCGCCTGTCACTCGATAAACGCCGTGAGTATCTGCGCGCACTGTGGCGCGCCGACATCGACCCGTTCGTGTTCGTCGGCACCGCCCGCCGCCTTGGCTACGTGCTGGGCTGCCAGTGGGACGCAGATGCCGGCATGCCCGTCCTGACACCGATCGTTTTGCACTGACCCGATGCGCGCGCCCCTCACCGACATCGATCTGCGCGCGGCCTGGCACCGCCTGCGCATGGTCGGAGACTTCGACGCATCAATCAGGAACCGCGCTGTTCGCCTCGTCGTGGAATCCGCGGCGCGCGCGATGCAGGACCGTGAGCAGGCCCGGATGCGGCGCACCTTCGACGTGAAGCGCCGCGCTGCAAACGACTTTGACGAATAACCCGTCCGCGCCGGCCGCCGGCGCACTCACCTGGAACCACACCATGAAGCCTTACGTTTTCGGCATCGGCGTGCTGCTGATGCTCTCCTTCTCGCTCACCGGCATCTACTGCGTGACTGGCGACGTGCTGCGCCTGTTCGACGTTCGCCACGCCCGCCCGATCGCTTTCGTGATCGGCGTCGTTGCGATGGTCGTAGTCGTCGCCGCGCTGGCCTGGTCCGTTCCGCCGCGGGGGTGACGCGATGACGTTCAACGAAAACCACATCTCGTTTCAGGGAATCGACGCCGCCTACAGCGAAGTGCTGTTCACCATCCACCGCGACGGCCGCATTACGATCGCCGACCACCTGACCGTCGACGACGCGGCTCGTGAATTCTGGACCGCCGTGCGGCGCATGAACCCCTACCCGCCGACGCTGGATCACGAGCAACGCGTGCGCGTCGTCGTCGCAAAGCTCATGTCGCACTACGGGTACGCACAGACCAATCCTGAGCAGGATGTCCTCCAGCTGCAGAGCCCGCGCGCACGCGCATGGGTTTCGCTGGCCCGCGCAATCGTCGACGCGCTGTTTGCCGGTCAGGAGGGCTGATACGTGAACCACGAACCCACCATCCGCTACGAGCTGCTGACGACGGCCGGCCTGCGCACCGTCGCCGGCGATCACGTCGTCATCCCGAACGACGCCGGCGCCGCGTTCGGCATCCACGCCGAGCCGCATGTGCGCGACGGCCACCCCGAAAAGTGGGTCGTCACGCACCTGGCCTCGGGCCTGCGCATCGGCCACGGTGCGACGCGTACCGCAGCGCTCGCGAGCGCGACGTCGAACGCCGAGCGCAACCGCAACCGCCTGCGCGCCATGCTCGACCAGGCGACGACGTCGCGCTACGAGCTGCAGCACGCGGTTCAACGCCTGCAGCAGAACCACCACGACATCCTGGGAGGCGCAGCAGCATGACGCATATCACTAGCCCTCACGACGCTACGCTCGCGGCCGCCATCGCGGCGGCCGCCGACTTCCTGCGCTTCGACAATGAACCGGGGAGCCTGCACCGCATGGTGACACTCGGCCTGTTCGTGTCAATCCTGAGCGATCGAATCGCGCTCGGCTTCCCGCATTCCGCCACCGCACTAAAGGCGATTAACGCAAGCGCGTCGACCTCCGACAACCCTGCTGCTGCCGCCCTGCAACACCTACAGCAACGCACGTAACGATGGCCTCGATCGAAGAACTGAAACAACGCATCGACCTGCACGACCTCGCCGACCGGCTCGGTCTGAAACGCGGCCGCGGCGGCGACAAGGCGCTCTACCATTCGCCGCAGCACGAGGACAAGAGCCCGTCTCTGTCGATCTACGTGAACCACCCGAAGCACGGCACCGGCTGGCGCGACCACAGCGCCGACATCGGCGGTTCGTGCGTCGACCTGGTCATTCACGCGCGCGGCGGCAGCGTCGCCGACGCCGTGCGCTACCTGCACGACGCGTACGGCATTCCGCTCGACCGGCCTGCGCCGGCCGAGCGCCGCGAGAAAACGACCGTCGAGTACATCGCCGATCGGTGCTTTGCCGAACGCGACCAGGTGCGTGACTATCTCGGCGGCCGCGCCATTTCCGCCGCCGCGATCGACGCCGCGATCGCCGCGCGCTCCCTCGGCTTCAACACGTGGACCAGCTCGAAGGTTGCCGCCGGCGAAGTCGGCCACGCTGGCCCGGCCGCTGCGTTCATCGTGCGCGCACCCGGCGACGGCCGCGTCGTCGCCGTCGACATGCGCTATGTCGATCCGGCGCTCAACGGCGGCGTCAAGACGCAGACCCAGGGCGACAAGGCCGGTTACGGCTGGACTGCGGATCCTCGCAGGCTCGACAAGGCGAAACGCGTGTTCATCGTCGAAAGCGCGATCAACGCGCTGTCGATCGACACCTGCGCGCTGCCTGGCGCGGCGGCGCTTGCGCTGCGCGGCCTGGCGAACGTCGACGGCATCGACTTCGCGTTCCTGCGCGGCAAACAGGTCGTGATCTGCCTGGACAACGACGAGCCCTTCGCCGACGGTCATCCCCGCGCCGGCCGCCGCCCCGGCCCGGAAGCGGCGTGGGCGCTGTACGAACGCCTTACGGCGCTCAACATCAGCGCGGTCCTCGTCGACCAGGCCGACTGGCTCGCCGACCTCGCGGACGGCGAGAAAACGCAGAAGCCCATCAACGACGTGAATGACTATCTGCAACTGCGCGGCCCGGCCGAACTGCAGCGCGCACTCGACCAGCTCGAACCGTGGCTGATTGCTGGCCTCGCCGGCGACGCCACGCGTCGCGGCCGGCCGCGCATCTTCTTGCCGTCGCACGACTTCGCGCAGTACTGGCGCTTCCGCGTGCGGCCCGACTTCACCAGCTACATCACGAAGATGGACCGCAACGACGACACGGGCGTCGAAACGCCCGTCATGACGGACCTGTGCGGCTTCCGCATCGCCGGCATCAGCCGCGTGTCGGTCGCGAGCGCGACGTCGACGATGACAGGCGACGCCGACCAAGCGCCCACCGTCTACTTCGCCGTATCGGTTCAGGCACCGCGCCACGGCGCGCAGCTCGTGCGCCGCGTGATGCTCGACGACCAGCTCCACAACGTCGACCAATGGGGCAAGTTCGGCCCGATCTGGGCGCCGGCGCCGTTCAAGCGCATGGTGAACATCCTGGAGCGCGGCGCCGACCTCGGCGCGCGCCAAGCCGCAAACTTCGTCGGGCTCGCCTGGCGCGACGGCCGCCTGATCGTCAACGAAGGCCCGGACTGCTACTTCACCGAAGCCGACAAGCAGTGCCCGTACCACAACCTGACGTTCCCGACCGGCCCTATCAGCGACGCACGGCGCGTCATCGCCGCGTACCAGGCGACGTTCAAGCAAAACGCCGCGACGATCCCGCTCGTGTGGGCGCTCGGCGGCCACCTGAAGGCGCTGCTCGGTTTCTGGCCGCACATCACCATCCAGGCGAACAAGGGCGCCGGCAAGTCGACGCTCATCAAGCGGCTCGAACGTTCGCTCGCGTTCACGATGTTCTCCGGGCAGTCGCTGCAGACCGAGTTCCGGCTGCTGACCAGCATCAGCCACACCAGCCACCCGGTCGGATGGGAAGAGCTGTCCGCGCGTCGGCAGGACGTGATCGACAAGGCCGTCGGCCTGCTGCAGGAGAACTACCAGTACACCGTCACGCGACGCGGCACCGACATGACGGAATACCTGCTGTGCGCGCCCGTGATGCTGGCCGGCGAAGACGTGCCCGTGCGCAGCCTGCTCGGCAAGCTCGTGCGCACGACGCTGACCGGCAAGCGCGGCCCGCTGATGCCGGACGACCTGCCGCGCTTCCCGGTTCGGCAGTGGCTCGAATTCCTCGCCGGCCTGGACAAGCGCGCCGTGGCCGAGCAGTACGCCACGCTGCGTGACAAGGCCCTGGCGAACTGCCGCGCGAGCGGCGAAGACGACGGCGCGAAGCGGATGGCCGGCAACTACGCGGCCGTCGCGCTCGCCTGGCGCTACCTGTGCGAGTTCGCCGGCATGGATCCGACAGAAGGCGACTTCCCGCGCGACCTGCTCGCCGAAATGAACGGCCACATCGCCGAGACGAGCGCCGATCGCGAGCCGTGGGTCTGGATCATGGAAACCGTGCTGTCGGAGATCGACGGCGGCAACTACAAGCACCCGTACACGTTCGACATGGTCGACGGCGAGTTCTGCCTGCTGCTGCGCACCGGGCATGTGATGGACCACATCGCCCACACGAGCGCGCTGCGCGACAAATGGAACGGTCTGCCCGTGAAGTCCGACCGCGTGTTCAAGGCGCAGCTCAAGCACGCAGGCGTCGTGGTCGGCGAGAAGGAGGTCGAGCGCCGCATCTACACCCGCCGCGTGCCGTACCTCACCCCGATCTCGCTGGACCGTCTGGCCGGCTTCGGACTGCACGTCTCCATCCGTGAAGATCTGGCAACCGATGCGCGCCAAGGGGCTGCAGCGTGACGTCCTCTCAGCCGATGCGGCCGCCGTGCGGCCGTACCCCTTCCCCCCGTCTTTCCGGCCGCGTAGCGGCCCTGTATTCGGTTTTGTGGTGCGTGCGTCGAGGCGCGCAGCAATCGGCGCACGTCGTCACGCGGCCGCCGTGCTGTCCGCTTCCCCCCGTACCCCCCGCAAGTCGAAACGGCCGGGCAACGGCGCGGGCCTTGAGGAAGGGGGGCCGCGCGGGCGGGTTTTTCCACGGGGAACGGGCAGGCAGCGCACGCGAATCGTGGTTTTCGGGGCTGTCCGCTCGTAAGTCTTTGATTGTTGAGAAGAGTGCCGCCATGTGTCGCCCTCCATTTGCCACTAGTCGGGGCGTTTTTGCCACTAGTCCCGTTTTCGCGCCGGCCACCGCCGCCCCTTTCTCTCTTCTCTCTAATTCATTGAAAAAGAAGAAGAAAGAATACGTAGAAGAGGCAGAAATCGGCCGAAATGCCATGCCACGAGTCATGCACGCTTTGCCACGAGTCGCGGAAGCTGCCTATTTTTTAGGCCACGAGTTGGAGGGGGGTGCCACGGGTTTTTCATGGCAAATGATGGCAACAAAAAACCTTGAAAATCAAACGGTTATGTATGAAAAGCAGGCCATGCCACGAATCCACGAGTTGTTTTGCCCCTCCCCCTGCCGCGTCACGCTCGGGAGATAGCCCGATGAACACCGTGAACCTTGAGGAAGCGGCCGCGCTACTCGGCGCGCACCCTGAAACGGTGCGCCTGAAGGCGAAGGCTGGCGCGCTACCGGGCCGCAAGGTCGGGAAGCGCTGGATGTTTTCGACGATTGCCCTGCAGCGCTACCTCGCCGGAGAATGGATCCCGCGAGTCGTACAGGGCGATCTGCATGAGGAAGTAAAGGAATGTCGCTCTACAAACGCAGTAGCAGTCCCAACTGGTATTACCGTCTCACCCCGCCTGGCGGCGGTGCGGTCGTACAAGGCAGCACTGGCACCAGTAACAAAGCCCGGGCGCAAGAACTCCACGATCGCCTGAAAGTCGAGCTGTGGAACCAGGCAAAGCTAGGTCACAAGCCGCGCTACACCTGGAACGAGGCAGTCGTCCGCTACGTCGGCGACCGCATCGACTTGCCGAGTTTGGATACATCGAAAACCCATCTGCGATGGCTCGACCAGCATCTGAGCGGCGTGCCGCTCGACGAGATCGACCGCGATCGAGTCGAAGCGATCGCGCGGGCGAAGCGCGCGGAGCCGCGTGTCGTGAAGACACGCGGCGGGCCGAAGCCGATCGGCGGCACCGTCAGCGAGGGAACCGTGCGCCGCGTTGTCGGCGTGCTGATGGCGGTACTGCATGCGGCCGTTGTGTGGGAATGGCTGGATCGCGCGCCGGTTCTGCCGCGCCGCAAGACGGTCGCGAAGCGGATCCGCTGGATCACGAAGGCGCATGCCGAACGCCTGCTCGAGGAACTGCCGGACCACCTATCTGCAATGGCGCGGTTTAGTCTGGAAACCGGGCTGCGCCGTTCGAACGTGACCGGGCTGCTCTGGTCGCAAGTCGACCTCGCGCGCCGCGTCGCCTGGATACATCCCGACCAGGCGAAAGCGCGCAAGGCGATCACGGTGCCGCTGTCTGACGTGGCAGTCGACGTGCTGCGGCAGCAGCTCGGCAAGCGCAGGAATCCGGATGCTACTGAGAACGTGTTCGTCTACCAAGGCGCGGCGATCCGCCAGACGAACACGGCGGCCTGGCAGAAGGCGCTGAAGCGGGCGGGGATTCGAGACTTCCGCTGGCACGACCTGCGGCACACGTGGGCGAGCTGGCATGTGCAGCGCGGCACGCCGCTCCAGGTGCTGAAGGAGCTGGGCGGATGGGAAACGCTGGAGATGGTGCAGCGCTACGCGCACCTGTCCGCGGATCACCTGGCACAGTGGGTGCAGTCGCACACGCAGACGGCGCAGGTGATCGAACTGTCAGCGAAGCAGCACGCACCGAGGGTCGCCGCCGGCTGA